CACCATCAGAAGTTTCACCATCAAAGGTTACAGTAATATCTGTACCTGCAGTGCCATCTCCTAATGTTAAGCTTGTACCTAACAGTTTAGTAACCTTACCACCCTCTGCAGCCGTACCGTCATGGGTATGCCCTGATGTACTAAAGGCTGTTACGATAGCGTCAAACTCACCATCTAAATCTGTAGCGTCAATAACCTTACCATTAGCTATGTTGCCTGATGTATCGTTTCTTGTGTAACCTGAACCCATTTTCTTTTCCTTTATATTCTATCATTAACAGAGTATTCAATTACTGCTGTGTCTAATGTAAATGATCTATTTGTACTATTATCTTCTATACTTAATGCAAAGTTTCTCCCTGAACCAACTAATTGCCTAGAGTATTCCTTTTGTATTTCAGAGCCATATCTAGGTGAAGTATTTGTTGCAGATCCTGACGCTGTATAAACATAATTCTCATCTCCGTAGATAGCTACAGAAGAAGTTCCACTTAGTTGTATTGTAGGAGAAATAACTGGTGGTTGTACGACAGTAGGCAAATTCTGATCTAGTATAATCTTTGTTGTTGTCGTAAAAGCTCCTTCAGGATCTACATAGAGAGCTAACTTATAGAAAGTTTTTCTTTGCTGTGGATCATTAATAGGCATATAAGGAGATACAAAGATAGCATCAATATCACTCTTTCCTACTACTCCTGCTGTAGCTGCTCCTGCCGTAGCTCCACTAGTTGTTATAGAAGCAATTGTTTTAAACGTACCAGAGCTAATAGCTGTTCCTGCATTAGATCCAGTAATAGCTTCTGTTAAAGCAGTACTTCCATCTGTTGTTCCAACAACAGTAAAAGTTATACCTGAATCATTTCCTGCACTTGTAATTGTAACAAACTTTGCATCATTAAGAGAGACTGCCCCACCTGAAGCTAACGCTCCATTGATTGTCATTGTTGTTGCACTACCCACTGATTGACTTGCAGCAATACCATCAGCATCATCATCATCTGCAGACTGTCTGTAGTTTACTGCGATAGTTCCTTCCTTTTCCATTTGGTATATGTATCCATCATCACCACCAAAAAGAATTACTTCATTAGAACCTAGATAGCGTGAGTCTCCAGAATATACTTCAAATCCTTTTAGTGTTGCCCACTGCATTCCTTCAGAACCTTGAGCTGCAAATTTAGTTGCAAGTAATCCTGCAGCTGATTCAGTAGCTATACTACTACTCTTATAACCAAAGATTCTATATTGACTTTTTTCTCTAATTACTAAACTGTGAAAGTTATTATTACCTGCAAGAAAATTATCAAAGGTATTCTTAATAGTATTAGAAGGAACATTTAAGTTAAAGTCACCAATACGTTCTGTAGCAGATAGTAGTCTGAGTCCATCAGGTGAGAGAAACATAATGTCACCACCAACTTCCTGTATGCTGTCATCTTCTGTACAACCAATATCTAATGTAACAGGTACAAGAGTAAAATCTGCAAAAGAACTACCAGTTATTCTTTGAATACTGTTTGAAGTAAATACAATAACTTGTTCACGAAAAACAATTAACCCGGTAATATCAGAACCAACATTAATAGATCCTGCACCGTTTCCAGTAGAAAAATCTGTGTGACTATACGGTGCGCTAAAAACTAAATTAGGACCTTTAGCAAAGAAGAGGTGGTTCTTGTAGTTTATAACGTGTGTAGCATCCTCTAGGTCAGAGGAGTTAGAAGATGTAAGAAATGTGACAGAACCTGCACTGTAATGAGCAGGGTAGTTTACTCCATCAACAAACATGATTCTATCTGTACCATCAAAGTTAAAGTGTGCAAATCTTACTTTTGTAGAAGTAGTTGTAGATCCTGTAGCTAACGCTGAACTAATAGAACTTGCAGTAATCTCGTAGAATTTACCTGCTCTTACAGCTACAGCCGTAGTTGTTGAAGTATTATTTGTAACAGCAACACCCTGTATAACACCACTGTCTGCTAATACTTGTGGATTAAACTTAGAGTAGCCTAGTACTTTTTTATAACCACCAGTAATAGCAGGTTCAAAGTTTTGTAGTTGTGTAGCAGAACCTACAGCTTGAATACCTTGCTGTAATGGGGTAAGATTAGCTACAAGTCCACCCTTAAACTCTATTGGAAATGTCTGCCATTGTGTTGCCATTAGGATACTCTTAATGTATTAGTTACTAGACGGTTTTGTTCTATGACTGTTGACCTAAGATAATTATAACGATTAATATAAAGAGAACGCATATGTTTAATTCCAGTTTCAAATCTGCTAAGAGCTAACTGTGCATTCTGAAGATCACCCCTAAACTGATAGGCATAATACATTGCTCCCTCTATGATTACATACTTAAATTCTTTTGGTATATTAGGAACATCATCATAGAGTTCTAAATCAATTGGGTTTCTGTAGTACTCATAAACAAGTTCATAAGCTTTATCAGGAGTAGGAATAATAATAAACTCATCACTAGGCGCACGAATAACAAATCTTGGAACTGCCCTTAATCCTGTACTTGTATTATACTCATAGTCAATATGACTATTAAGATATTCCTGATAATCCATAGGCTTTAATTTAATAGTTTCCACATTAAGTGTTGCATTACGTTTAATTCTAAAACTATCTAAATTAATAGACTTAGCGTCTTCAGGATAACTATACCTTGTAATACCTGCTGTTAATGTTTCTTCTTCTTCTATATGATTAAAAGGCCATCCAAACTCTTCCTGTTGTATATGCCTAATAGAAGCATTAACGACATCTTTAGCTGTGTTATAAAAACCAACAGCAGCTACAAAAGCAGCAGAAGTGTTCGTAATCTCTGCTTCATTAAGTCTTCTGTTGACCTCGTTCACAAGTCCAATAAAATCATAAGCCATTAGTTTTCCTTAATTTTAAGTCTAACACTTCTTTCAGAAGTTAAGTTTGAACTGTCTGTTATTCTGCAGATGACCTTGTAGGTCCTATTATTTGTACCTCCACTAAATCTTATGGTAGCAACTGTGGTTGTATTGGAGATCGTATTAGCAGGAACAGTTAGCCCATTAACCGTTACCTGAACTGATGCAATAATGGGTACTTCTCCACCAGAAACAACATCTCCAGAAGAATGAGCAGCTGCAGTGGTAGAGTCAGCACCCCTTGTAACTGTTACAGTATTACTACTGATACCACCAGAATCATACTCTAGGATCTCACTGCCAATCTTTAACTGTGTATCATTTGTATTGGTGGTAAATATGCTAGCGTCAGTCAGTGTTATACTGGTTGCTGAAGCTGTAATATCTGCCGAAAGGGTTGTGGTCTGATCATCCACAATAAGCCACTGTACGGAGCTTATAGTGGCACTGCCAAGGTATCTAGACCAATCTATACTGTAGTCTAGGGTTTCATCTGGATCTTTGTTGGGCCATCTAAAGGACATGTTACGCTACCTTATATGTTTTATTATAGAGATTATCTCTTTCTGGTACATATACAATTCTACTTTGTTCTGCAATGTATATGACATTATTCTGGTTAAGTCTTCTTGCTATTGCTACCACTCTCGGTTGTTCTGTAATGTGGACAACAGTATTAGCATTAGCTTTTTGTGGTACATAGACAGTTCTTTCTCTTACAACTGTTGTGTCTATGCTTGATGTAGTTGTAACTGTTACTGCACCTACACTACTTGAGAGAGATACAGAAGACAGGGTTAGGTTACAATCTGCAGTAACGGTAACAGAACCTATGGCAGTACTGGCTGAAGCTCCCGATACAATAAACAGTATGTCTGCATCTGATTCACCAAAGGCGTTACTAGAGAATGCAGATAGGGTAAACATTTATTCCTCTAACTTTGCTACTTTTGCTTCTAATGTCTCTATTTTTGCCATAGCTTCTTGGAGAGCTTTAATTGCCATCCAAGTCATCTGTTGCTCTTTAACTGCTTTTCTTTTATCAGTGTCTGTTAGGTCAAATTCAGTGACTAACTCTGGGTGGTCAGTTTCCATATCTTGAGCAATTACACCACACTTCTTGCTGTCACTATCTGCATCTGCATTGTAATGAAACTCTTTGAGTGACCACTTTTTTACAGCATCCCATTTAGAACCTAGAGAACTAATGTTTTTCTTTTCACGCTTATCAGAAAGATTGCTGTCATTTGATTGGTAATTATAAATACCACCGTTAGCGTTGACATAGAATTTATTACTTGAAGTATCGTGTAAGTAGTAGCTGCTTCCAGAAGATAATGTAGCATAAACAATACCATTTGGGCGAGCTTCAAAACCTGCAACACCACCATCTGAACTAGATTTTCCTACCATTAAATTACCAGACGCATCTACCAACATGCGTAAAGTTGAACTAGCACCATCAACTGCACCTGTAAAAAACTCAATAACTCCACTAGAACCACGAACTTCTAAGTCATTTCCATTTAACTGCAAAGATGCTTTGTAGTCATTCCCATCACTGTGATTATAAAACAATTCAAAATGAGGGGTAGCATTTTGCCTACCTAAAGAAAGTTTACCATCACTTTCAAGCCTGAGATGTTCAGAACCATTCGTCTGCCACTTCATAAAGTTGCCAGAATGGTCATACTGAACATACCCAACGTATTCAGCCGTTCCAGATGTTGCGTCACTAAAAAAGATTGTTCCTACATCATCATCCCCTGATCTAATTGTAATTCCACAATGACCTGTATCAGCAATAGTCAAATTGTCAGCCGTTGCTTCACCTTCAGTAGTCGTGCCAATCAT